CCTTCCTTCTTGTGGAAGAACGAGTTGACCTTCTTGTTAAACATGCCTGTGCCGTCGCGCTGCATGATTTCAACGCCGGTCACGTTCTTGTCCTCCCCTTCAGGCTTGAAAGAGTACGGGCGTATCTGCACCTCCTCCTCAAAATCAACATTCGGCAGCTTCTTCAGGATGTCTTGCGCGTAGCGTGAGGAGAGGCCGATTGAGATAATCGGCGTCCTTCCTTCAGCGTTCGCGTCCATCACGATGTTGAGGTTCGTGAACTTGCGTCCCTCGCTCTCCCCATCGAAGAAGTTGACTCCCGCGATTTTTCCTACCATCGCACGGGCTACCCGCTCGTATTTGACTCCCTTCTTACCCCCCGCTTCCCAATGCCGCACCACCACTTCGGGATGCGTCTCAGGCACGGCGGTTCGTAGCGAACCCTCTGCGATAGACCAATAAATATTGTTGTTACTCCCCTTGATTTCTGTAGACATGAGCTTCGTGTTATCTGTTATTGAGCAGTTTACCGACCTACCCAGGTCGCACTACACCTTCAAATCCAGCACCGGACTCTCGTACACCGTCCACACCTTCTTCTCAAAGTCCCAGTTCCACACCCGCACCTTCGGAATCGTCCAGCCGTGCGCAATGAGAATCTGAGCGTAGAACGAGAGCTGGTGGAAGTGGCCTTTGAGGTTCTTGGCAATGTCCGCATCGCTCTTGTAGTCGTCTGGAATCCCGACTTTCTCCAAGGCATGCAACACGTTCAGCCAGTCAATCTGCCCCACCCGCAGGTTCTTTACGTCGGACACCATGATTTCACTGTGCCCTTCTGCGTCCAACTCAGGGAACTTCTCAACAATCTCGCGGATGCAGGGGTTCTTAGGCAGGAAGTAGCTCTTCTCGTTCTTGTGATGCCGGAACTTGCGGTACAGCTCAAGCCCTTTATGCACCGAGGTTCCAAAACCCGAACTGATGTCGCCATTGAGCTTCCACATGTAGCGCACGTCTTCTTCTGGCATCCCGTATTTGTCGCCGACAGTCTTCGCCATCGTGAGAGGGAATGGCTTTTCAAGTGACCTCTTGTACGCACTGCCTGAGAGCATCTTCTTGCCGTCCAGAGTCTTGTAGATGTGACTTACCTCGTCATACAAGACTTGCTCTCCCGTGAAAGTGTTGATGACCTGGAACGCACCCTGCCGCCCGTTCACCAAGTCTGTCAGCCGGCGATACTCTTCAAGAGCTTCATCCGCAGACCCCTCGAACTGCACCTCGATGTAGGCGTACTGTTCTTTCGTCGGGATGCGGAGAATGTTCATACCTCCCAGGTGCTACGCAAGTTTATAGCGGCGAGCACGTTCATCACACCTATCAGAAGGTTCCCGACTGCGAGCATGACACTCCCATAGAGGATTAACTGCCCGACTGCCATCGCAAACATCGCGCCAGCCATGAACCAACACACTGCATAGAGGAAAGCGGTCATACCGTAATAACTGCCATCAGCACCCCGAACGCAATCACCGCAAAGAGCATCAACCCTGCTGCAAGCTGAAGGTGCCCGCGTGATTCCGGTTTCCAGCCCTCTACCTCTGGCACATCTGAAAAGTCTTCGAGTTCGTTCATACGCTCTTCGTGATTTCTTCTAACTTGCCGTGGACTTCCTCCATTGCGTACTTCAGGGCGCGGACTTCATCGAGGAGCTTGTGAAGCGCAGCCGCCAGTTCGTCTTGCGCGGCAGCTATACCCAGCTCACAGTCGCAGAACTCTGGGTCTGAGTCATCCAGCCCATTCGGCACATGCACTATTCCGTTGTCGCACTTGTCGCAGTTATTCATGGTGTTTTTCGCTGTTCCCCACGCGCTAGTAAGAACGCGGGGAGAACAACGTACTAGCTTTTAATAGAAGGCTCACTCCGTACCAGATAGCCGTCTGCCCGTGCCAGATTCAATGAAGAAAAGGTGTGTGGCGTGGACTTCGCGTACTACCCAGTACGGAATGAGTCTTCTGTAGATAAGTAAAGCACGTTCAGAAATGCGTGCAAGCCCACTTCCGCGCCCCTGTGGATAACGCGCCATTGTGCTTTTTCAGCTATGCGCTAGGCTGTATTTATGACTCGAACACAGAAGCCAAAGGACGCGAACATTCGCATAACCAGCGAAGCTCGCAAGCGTCTCAGAATCGCCGCGATACACAAGGGCATCACGCTCAAAGCATTAGTGGAACAGCTCTCACTGAAGGTATGACCGCCGACGAACGAAAGGCAACCCCCATCTACTCCGGCGTCCTCATGTACTTCCCCGACGCTATCCGCGACGTAGCCCGCCTCTCATTCATAGCGAACGAGCAGCACAACCCAGGCACGAAGATGCATTGGGACAGGAGCAAGTCAGGAGATGAACTCGACGCCGCCGCTCGGCACATGCTCGAAGCCGGAACGATTGACACAGACGGCATGAGGCATTCAACGAAGCTGGCCTGGCGTGCCCTCGCGAACTTGCAAAAGGAGATAGAACTAACCAAACAACCATGACCCCATCACAAGACTGGAGAGGAGAACTTTACGAAATGTTCGACTGGACTGATTTCACTGGGAACATAGGAAGTCACGCTCTTGTATTTAGGGATAGTTATGACGACCAAGCATACTGTCGTTCTAAGGTGGAGTCCTTCATCGAATCCCTCATCACCGCCGCCGAACAGCGTGGCAGGGATGAGGCGGTGGAGTACATCAAAGCTCAAGCCCTTAGAACAGGCTCGGCGGAATCCTTCCGTTATGAAGGCGGGAAAATAATCCCCGAGGGAGTGAAGCTAGGCGACTACGTTGTCCCAGAAGCACTCCTCGAAGCAGCCCGCTCTAACAGCAAGGAGGTATGAGAACCCGCATGGGATACGTCATACAGGCTTGCTCTGCTGCCTACTTCTTTGGCTTGTGGCAAGAGTCCCTCTGGGCAGGAGCGTTCGCACTTTTCTGCATCACTTCCGCAGCCATGTGGAAAGACGTATGACCTACGAACTAGCAAAGCAGTTGAAGGATGCTGGGTTTCCTCAAGAAGGAGACGGGTACGTGTTGCACACTCCTAACTGCAAAGGATGGGACGCGCCAAGTGACTGTACGCACAAAACGCGAGCCTACGTCCCCACCCTCGAAGAGCTGATAGAGGCTTGTGGAGATGACTTCCGCGACCTCGTTTACCACTCGAAGCGCACACCCGATAGCACTTACAGGCGGTGGACTGCTAAGGGTGGTATGCGGACGATTGGATACTGGAAGTTGATTAGCGGCCACTCCCCAGAAGAAGCCGTCGCCCGCTTGTGGATTGCGCTGAACAAGGTATGAGCACACAGAGACGATGGCTGGGGAGCGGCCGACAAGAAAAAATAGACAAGGTGAAAACCTCTCTTGCCGCCGAACTAGGTATGACCGACTACTACCTCTACGACCACACCCATTGCTGGAACCAAGGCGACTCTCCGGCCTGTGGTCTTCCGAAAGACACTCACACCATCTGCTGTCTGTGCGCGAAGCCCCGGACACCATGACTTACTGCAACTGCATCGACCCGGTGTGCGGAAACTGTGAAGAGTTCATACGTCCTGCGCACGAGCGACCAATCCAGCTATTCCAGCAGGCCAAAGACGGCGCATACGCCCAGGGCTACGAACACGGACTACTGGAAGGCCACCGACGCCTTCTCGTCTCCCTGAAAGCTGAATACGAGCGCAACCCGGAAATCTTCCCGTTACTGCTCAAGTGACCCGCTATCCACAGCCCCTTGCTTTTCACCAAGGCTTCATGACGTTACTATGAACTCAGCAGAGAGTTAGTGACTTCGATGCAGGAAGTCGTTGGTAGAAATGCCGCCGCCACTGCATCTGGTTGCGGCATTTTTGCTTGTCCTACCTGTAGGGATTCAAGGGTTACAGGCGACCGACTGACCGAAGACGCGATATACGGAAAGAAGTGTGAGAGCGGCTTTTTATAAATGCTCTCTTGAGGACAAGTTGAGGGACAAGCCCAAAGACAAGAACCCAGGACACTTTCCGGTTGAGCGGGAGAGGGAAGGAAGGGAGGAACTGAGAGCCACATTCTGTGGGGGGAGGGGGGGGTGTATCCGAGGCAGGAAATGAAGTGCGCACAATATTGGTGGTGGCGACAAACAGCCTGTGCATAACAACACCACACAACTGATGAGTATGCTAGGTTGAAGTTAATGGAGTACATCGTCATCAAGTCCCATTGTGTTGGTGTGGACTGTGGCGAATTTATTAAAGGCGACCCCCTCAGAAGATACGAGATGCACGGCAACTGGTGTCCTCGTTGCATCAAACGGGTCTACGACAACCTCAAGCGGCGAAAGAAAGAAGAACCGAAGATGCCGGAGCGGTTCGTGGAGATTCTGAGGGGCATTTTTCATGAAGCATGAGACGAAAGAAAGGCGAAATGACGAAGCTGAAGGAGCAGCTCTGGGAGCTCTGCAAAAACATCACCCGTGCCACTTACGGCAATGTTTGCTACACATGCGGCAAGACTGGCCTCTTTGGTGGCAACTGGCAAACCGGCCACTTCCTTACCAAGTCCACCTGTTCAACTGAGGTAGCCTACGACCTCAAGAATCTCCGGCCGCAGTGCTATCACTGCAACATAAACCTTTCCGGCAACTGGCAGGTTTACGAGGATAGGCTCATTGCCGCACACGGGAAACGTTACGTCAGCGAACTCAAGAAGCGGAACCAACAAACGAAGGGTGGAAGTTACGGGAGCTGGTGGTTTCGCCAGAAGATTCAGGAATACGAGGAGAAGTACGCACAATTCCAAGTATGAAGTCTAAGAAGATTTGGCTTGGACGCGAGAAGAAGAAGTACGTTGTTGTGAAGGTCGCGGACACCCGCGAGGAGATGCAGGCTTTCTACGAAAAGTGGACGGGTTCAGAGCAGGAGTCCGTAGAGGGTGTCCACCTTGCCTTCACTCGGTTCGAGAAACACAAAGACGGCAGATGCATGTCCCCGCAGACTGGAATCGTTCTCCTTCATCGCGGTCGTCTTGGTGCAGGTGTTGTCACCCACGAACTAATGCACGCCGTTCTCTGGGCGAAACAGCACAAGTGGAAGCGAGAGGACTATCCGCGTGTCATCCGTTCGATGGACGAAGAAGAACGTCTCCTTCATCAACACACTTACGCTGTTCAACAGTTCTACGACTGGTACTGGAAGAAGCTCGCACCAGCCCAAGAATAAACGCCTCGTAGGTCAGGAGAGCTTCCCGCACCTCCTCCTCGTAAGTCCAACGGTTGTAAATCAAACTCACCGCCGTCTGCGTCCCTTGTACATGGTTCAGGATTCTTTCGGTGATGTGGATGGGAACCTTCAGCCGCGCCATGTTCGTTGAAAGCGTCCGGCGAAGGTCATGCAGCCGCCAGTCCTCCACTCCACAGAGCTTGTCCAGCTTCTTCTTTTCATTCGACCAATGCACCGCCCCGTTCACTGGCAACTGTTCCGCCACAAGCGGCGTGATGGGAAGCGTGTGCGAACGGTTGTTCTTTGTGTCTTCAAAGTGAAGGTGCGTCTTGCCAAACCCGTACCGTGCTATCTCTTCCCTCCTGGCACCCGTGAGCATCAACACTCGCACCAGCCGCCCGAAGTCATAGTCAGTGGCGTCCCAAATCTTTTTCAGTTCCTCGTCGGTCAGCACGCGGTCGCGGGACCTCAGCTTGTTCGGAGCCTCAGCCCTCGCCAGGGGATTCCGGTCTACGACTTCCTCTTTCACGCACCACATGAAGAAGGTCTTGAGGATCTGCTGGGCGACGTTCTGCGCCGTCTTCTTCCCATCCAACTCTTTCAGCCGTGCCTTGATGTCCTCTTTCGTGATGAGGTGGACTTTCTTTGTCCAGGTGAAGAAGTTGAGGTAGGTGGTGTAGAGCCGAATCGAGGGAGCTTTGAGCTTCTTCTTCTTGGCTTCGAGGAACGCGGTGCGAGCTTCGGGGAAGGTGAGCGTGGAGACACCAAGAACAGGCGGGGCGACCAGCACCTTCTTTGCCGCCGTGCGAGCGTCTTTCAGGGAAACGTCGGGGTACCGTCCAAGTGTTGTGAGCCGCCGTTCTTTCCCCGTCACCACCACCCACGTTTTCGAGCCGCCCTGTGACAGTCGCACACCAAACCCGCGCAGATTCGTGTCAAACACCGTTACTTGTCCCGATGCCGGAGCTTTCAACCTCTGCACCGCGAGGTCTGTCAATCCTAGCTTCATCCTAGACTCCTTTTCACAACACGTACCAGCGATACGGTATGTGTAGTCGTTGACACTGCACTCGTCAATTTCCTTTTAAAAATCAAGGACTTAGAGACGCAATGAGTCGCCCTGAGACGCCCATCATGCTATTGTTTGTGTAACCTGTCAAGCTGGGAAAAGCAGAACGAAATCAACGGGTTACGGTACTCTTAGCTTCACTCTAGCCTCCACACCGTTCCTGTTACAGCACGAGTACAATTGAGACGCCTTAGAGCATCCCGCTTGAAAGGCCGTTGCAACGCTCACTGGAGAGTTGCAATGCGTGTTCTAAGCGTGAAGCAGGTGAGCGACTTGACGAGCCTGTCCCGCGCCACGATTTACAGGAAGAACGACCCAGACGACGATTCCTACGACGAGACGTTCCCCAAGCCATTCTCATTGTCAGACCTGAAGGTCTGCAAGAAAGGAAAGCGAGCAGGAATGAATCAAGTTTGGTGTCGTCGCGGGTACCTGGAAGCCGAGGTGCTTGACTGGATTGCCAAGCGTGCCAGCAAACGAAGCAGCTCCTAGCGGAGCTACCGAGGCCGGAGCTAACCACTCCGGCCTTTTTTTGTGCATCCACACACGCACCACCAATCTGTATGGTGCTTTTCCCAGCGACGAGACGCTGACCATACCGCCTAACGGCTCACCATTCCGCACCAGTCCGCATGGGCTATCGCCCACGACCCCTGTGCTCCCACATCCCTCTACCGAGTGATGGCTGAAGTCCTCGCGTCCTAACGGACACTCGGAGAAGCCCAGGGGTCGTGGCCTCACGGCACACAGACGGACTGGATGCGGCACTTATACACGTCGCGCCAAGCGCGGTGCTACCGTAGACTGGTTGCAGACCTGTACCTTGTTTCAGGGCTGGCGGCAAGCACCCTGCAAGGCGCGGGCTCTACTTGCACCAGCCCATGAACCACCTCACGGTAGGGAAGGACAAGTCGTCCATCCTCAACCTTTTACTTGACTCACACCATCGACCGAGACGCTTCCTCCTCGTTGACGACGGGGAGATGATTGACGCCCTCACTTTTCCAAAGACCTGGGACGTTACTCACTTCGACGTTACCAAACACCATTTCAACCCTCTCAAAGACATCGACCCTCGCCGCGCACGGAATCTCGCAAACGCAATCTACTCTGCGTATCCGCAAGGAGAAAACACGCTCACCGTTCGCAACGGCCGGAGAGCACTCGCCAAACTTCTCCTGAGTCACACGCGCCTCAACCAAATCAAAGGCAACAAGCGTGACCCAGCGATTGCGGAAGCCCTCGGTGTCCTTGACGACATCCTGTTCTCGCCTGACCTCAAAGACATTCTGTGCAAGCCGCTAAACTTTTCAGCCGACGGTGTAGTGTTACTGCGGCTCAATCGCGCCGAGTTTGGCGAGTTCGAGAGCTTCGTGCTGGCAAACCTGTTCATCGCGCAGTACCCTCACACAGTAGTCATACCGGATTTCGGTTTCTATTCCCAGCCAGGACACTCAACTCTCATCCGGCAGAACCGCCTCATCGCGGGCGTGAACTTCCTTGATGAAGTGCCAGAAAAGATGCGCAACAGCCTGCTTCTCATCGAAGACAAGCAGGGACACCACTGCACCGCCAAGGATGCGGAAGTGCTCGCAGACTACTCCGGCTACGCCGCCCACACCAAAGGATGGACGACGGCTATCGAGTTGGCTATAAACTAGCTCAACCGTTCCGAGAGCGAAGCCCCAAGAGAAGACAGGAGACCGCGTGATGGAGACCTTCTTTGCCTATGTTCTTCTTACCATCTTAGTTGTTGGTTCGTTCGCCTTGTTCGCCCCTCGCGTCTCCGCAGCCATCGACCGAAGGTATCCCGACGGAGTACCCTTTTCAGTTCATCTCAAATTTGATTTCTGTGTTGAACTTGTTCTTCTCACGGTAGCGTATATCGAATACAAATATCGGCCGGACTTTCTGCGAGTAGGCGACCCGCTCCCTGACTGGGCGCTCGTTGTCTTCGTGTGCTTCTACCCAGTTTTAGCTGCGTGTCTGTATTACTACACCTACATCTACATCCCGCGCCGTCTTCTTGAGCTACAGGCACAGTCTGAATGCCTCGACGCGCAAGATGCACTAAAGAACACCCCCGCGCCCACCCCTCCACCCGCTCCCTCTTTGCAGCAAGAAATCGCCGAACTTCTGAAGAAGAATCGTGAAGCCGAGTGACTTCATCGACCCGCTCATCGAAGACCAGAAGAGCAGAGGACGCCGCCTGCCGGATTCGCTCATTCCCGTGCTCGCAGTTATGGCGCAGAGTGAGATTGAAGGTAATTTCCCTGGCCTTCGTGGAAATGACCCGCTCCTCTTTGCCAAGGGGCTTGTCTACATCTTCTCTCGCTTGCCGCCCATCTATGAACCTACCCGTGGGCCGTTTACCACTACGCTCAAAGCCCTTGCAGGGATTCAGGACGACGACCCGTTTCTCTTTTCGCTGGCACAGAACTGGCACCACGATTACTACGTCAGCCAACGGGCCTACCTCAAAGACCAAATCAGCACGTACCACTACCAGATAGAACACCGCGACAAGGGCGAGAACGTAGCCTGGGAGCGAACCAAACTCAGGGAAGCGCAAGACCAACTGCGCGAACTCAAAGAGCCGAATGTCCAGCCCTACATCCCGCATCCGTTTCGGGACTTGCTGAAGTTCAGAGTCTCCTACGAAACCCCGAAAGAGAAGCGACCGCAGCACACCCTCATCACTGGTGTCTCAGGCACGGGGAAGTCGGAACTCATAAAGAAGCTCGTTCACCACGACATGCAGACCGATGCCTCAGTCACCGTCATGTCCCCCAAGGGCGATTTAGTACCCGCTCTCTCGCAAATCCCGTGCGACCGGATGACGGCTATCTTCGATTGGTCAGGTGTAGGGTTAAACCTCCTTCGACTCAGCTCCTCACTTCTCCTGTATGTCTTTGAATCCCTCGAAGCAGGGCTGACCGCGAAACAACAGGCCTTCATCATGGAGTGTGCGAAGCAGGCCAAGAACATTACCGAGTTGCAGTACCTCATTGCCCACCCTCCGGCAAGATACAGGGACACTGACAGTCAACTCGCGTGGCGTTTTGACAAACTCTTGCACGACGACACTGTTCGCGCCATCTTTTCCCGTGAAACAACCCTCGACTTGCGGGAAGTGATAGATGACGGCCGTGTGCTTCTGCTTGATACCAGTTCATTTGACGAACTTGCTGCCCCCTTCATCGGGCGGTTTGTCATCGCGCTTCTGGCGAGTGCCGTCAAGCAACGACAAAACAAGCGGTATGCCTTCGTCTACATTGACGAGAGCGACGTGTATTTGAATGAGTACATTGAAGAAATCATTGACCGCGCACGGGAAGCAAGGGTGTGTTTGACCTTGAGCCACCAGCGTTTGAGCCAGTTTCCTTCCTCAACAGAACAGGCCGTGCTTTCGATGGCAACGAAGTACGTGGGGAGAGTGGTACCTGAGGACGCACAGAAACTCGCACGGCTTGTTAAGCTCGATCCCGACCAGCTCATTCACCGTCAGGACTACAACTTCGCGCTGTACGGGCATGGGTTTCTCGACCATCCTCTGAATCTCAAAATCAAGCCCATAGCGTTTACTGCGTCTCATGTGAAACATGCCGCTTCACCGTTGCCCGTGAAACTATCCACACCCGAAGAAGGTGATGGCACAGAGGCAGGTAAATGGTAGCCTTGAGGTATGCACGACACACTCAAGCGGCGCATACGCTTCGCGCCGCCGCAGTCGCTTGGAAAGAAGCTCGAAATAACCGAGCGTGACATTGCTGTTTTCAACGCGATTCACCGCCACGGGCATCTGCCAACCAACTACCTCTTCCCGTACTCAGGCCGCAAGGACTTCAACGACTTCCAGCACCGCCTCACCGACCTCTTCAACGAGGGCTATTTGATGCGGCCTGCGGAGCAGTTCAACAACTTCCACGCCAGGTATCAGTTCATCACCTACGACCTCACCAAGAAATCTGAGGCTCTCATTACGCCCTCGAAGTACCTGAAGCGCACTGACCCCTTTGTGCATCGCCTCATGGGTGCCTGCGTCATGTCTTCGATGGAAATGTGTCTCGACGCGGCAGCTCTGAAATTCGTCGGGCGGCATGACATCCTTTCTCGGCATGACTCCTCGATGCGCCTGGAAATCTCCCCGAAGGCTCTCATCCCTGATGAACTGTTCGGGATAGGGTACGGGGACTCGCATCGTTTCTTCGCGGTAGAAATCGACCGCGCTACCGAGCCAATCCACCGCACCACCGACCAGACCGATTTCGGAAAGAAGCTCGTGGGCTACATCGAAGTCATGGAACGCAGGTTGTTCGAGGAGTGGGGCATCCCGAAGCTCATGGTGCTCACAGTCACGACGAACGAGACGCGCAAGAACAGCCTCATGGAAGAAATGCACCAACTCGACCCGAAGCTCTCGAAGCGATTCCTCTTCAAGACGCTGCCAACGTTCGGTTCACCGTGGAAAATCCCGCCGATTCTGAACGACATCCTCGACGGGTGGGATTCGGCGCACGGAAAGTTCGACCTATCAAAAGAGTGACGCCCCTTTCGAGGCGTCGTGGTTCACTTGTCGTCTTCCCGGAAAGGGAACATCACGAGCTTGCCATCCACGGGCAGCGCGTCGAGCTGGATGCTGATGCCGTCGTTCTTGACCGCCCAGCCCACGCCCACCTGGTTGTAAAACGTCTTGTCTTTCCCCTCGCGGGAGACGAGAACCTTGTAGTCCGGCTTGCGGCCGGGTTCACCATTCGCCATTTCAAATCTCCTTGCGGGAACATTCCCTCTTAAAAGCTACCTCGTTATCCACGCTCCGCAAGTGGACTGGTGTGCATAGCGTGATAGTGTTTTGACAGACAGGAGTGCTGATGGGGGACAACCGACGGGTACAAATTGCTGCAGCGACGCGTATCTTAAAAATGCGGGACTCCCCACCAGCACTTCTCGCTGGTCTTTTCAAAGGAGACGCATCATGGCCTTCGTGGATTTTGGTGCTCTCAAGAGCGCCGTCAGCATCGAGCAAGTCGTGGACATGCTCGGCTTAGAAATGAAAGCGTCGGGAAGTCAGCTCCGCGGAATCTGCCCCGCGTGCAAGACAACGGGCGGACGTGAGCTGGTGGTAACGCCGTCCAAGGGCGCGTTCTACTGCTTCGCGGACAAGAAGGGCGGGGATCTCATCGCCCTCGTCTCGCACATCGAGGGGATTCCGGTGAAGGACGCGGCCGTGTTCATCGCCGACCAGGCTGGAATGGGTACGGGTACCAGTTCTACGGTACAAGGTACCGGTACTAGTACAGCAAAGATCGTGCCAGCCCCGAAGCCGGAGCCCCAGGCTCCCCAGGAAGACAAGCTCGAAAGGGTGGCTGCAAGGCTCCTGCACGAGCATGAAGCTGTCCAGGCACTCGGCCTGTCCCCCGAAGTAGCCGAAAGCCTCGGCATAGGCTACGACGGGCGCGGTCTGCTTCGTGGACGTGTGGTGTTCCCGCTCTACAAGGACGGCGAGCTCGCGGGCTTCATGGGCTTCGCGGCGGGGCTGCAACCCGTGCTCAAGTTCCCCGACAACATTTCCAAGCAGACAAACGTCATCCCGCTCAAGAAGGCAGGCTGACCGTTCCCGAGAGCGAGCTGCTAGGTGGCTCCTTAATCTCCCTTCGGGGAGATTTTTTTCGTCTACACATACCGTCTCGCAGCATGTCAAGACTGTGAACAGTGCTCCATGCTGACCGTTACGCATGTTAGTGTTAAGAGATAAATAGAAGGCTCCTTAACTTTGGAGCCATGACATGAAAGCCCACTTACCTGTAAAAAAAAACTCCATATTGACCTCTTTTCCGGCATCGGCGGGTTTGCACTTGCCGCTGACCGAGTTTTCGGCAACGTTGAACACATCTTCTGCGACATCGAACCATTCGCCCAAGCAATCCTTAAAAAGCACTGGCCAGAGGCCGAAATCTACGGGGACATCAGGACTCTTACCAACACCGCAGAACCAAGACGCAAGTACGAGCGCACTAAAGGGGTTCAGAAACCGAGCGCGGGGAGTGGGGAGCATTCAGGAGAAGTTCAATCAGTTCACCTCCTCACAGGTGGCTTCCCCTGCCAGCCTTTTTCCCAAGCTGGACGAAGACGCGGAACGGAAGACGACCGCTATCTCTGGCCGGAGATGCTACGAGTCATACGAGAGTTTCATCCGAGGTGGGTCATCGGTGAAAACGTTGGCGGCCTCGTTACTTGGAACGAGGGCATGGTTCTCGAACAAGTGCATCTTGACTTGGAAGCCGAAGGTTACGAAGTCCAAGCGTTTGTTATTCCAGCTGTTTCCGTCAACGCGCCGCACCGACGAGACAGGGTATGGATTGTTGCCCACTGCAACGACGCAGGAAGTGGAGCACTCAAACGCAAAGCTGTCCCACACGGGAAGGCGCATAGCAAAGAACGGGAATACTCACAGCGTGGGGCTGATGGACAGGATAGCGATGCTCCCGACACCGCGAACCATGACGGGCGGAGCGGACGTGAGCGCGGGGAAGAAACGGCCATCGGGTCATACGGGGACAACGAATCTGCACGGCCTGATATCCATGATTCCGACACCAGCCACGCGAGACTGGAAGGGAGCAAGCCAGAAGAATCCTCGCGACACGGTGGACAGTCTCGTAGAGGTCGGAGCGACGAAGGGTGGAACTGGAGCCAGGACTGGATTGAAGTTGCAGCCCGCCTTTGTCGAATGGATGATGGGCTTCCCCGAAGGCTGGACAGAACTCCCCGACTCAAAGCTCTTGGAAATGCGATTGTCCCGCAAGTCGCAGAAGAAATAATGCGAGCAATAGCAGTATGCGAACAGTCCTCGCAGTAGTAGTTCGAGACGGCCAAGTGCTCTCCTACGCCACGAACGAGCATAGTCCGTGTCCGCGTGAAGGAATGCCGACCGGACAAGGATACGAGCTGTGCGAGGGGTGCAGCTACCAAAACCACGCAGAACGCAAAGCAGTACAGGGAGAAGTCGCAGGTGCAGACGTTCACCTTTTCGGACACACTTATGCTTGCGAGCCGTGCAAGAAGGCAATGCGCGATGCGGGTATTCGTATGTTCTTCATAGGAGACGAGGGTGAGCAACTGTCCTGAATGTGCGCGGAGCTTCGGCCCGCATTACCGGGGAATCTGTGAACACGGCATCCCCACCCGGAGAAAACCTATGGAACTCGACACACAACGCATCCGCGAACTCTGTGACCAGAGGGACGCGATCGACAAGGAGCTCGCAGGCCTCTTCCAACCGAAAGAGCGTGCCCCGCAGAAGTGCGGAACGTGCGGAGAGGCTGGACATACGGCTCGCACATGCAGCAAACGCCCGACGCTCAAGCTGCCGAAGCCCGAGTAACGCTTCACGTTATCCACCACTGACCCGCTTCGGCGGGTTTTCTTTTGCCTCAGCAGTGCTAGGTTAAGTAAGAGGGTGATTGGGTGCGGCACGACACACGCAAGACCCTTTGCGTAGCTCCACTCCACCCTCGCCAGTTCTTTGAAAGGAAGACCATGTACGTGTGCCACAGGTGCGCAAAGTCCATCCTTCCTTCTGAGCTCACGTTCAGGCAGGAAGACGGTGTGATGATGCCGTATCACCTCTTCTGCCTCTCCCTCATTCGCAAGTGTAGGTGGCGATGACAGATGACCAGGTGTTGAAGCGAGCGCTCCGCATCCTCGGGCGCGAAATGCAGGCACGCGACGTCATGGGCAGCCCCCAGGCTGTCAAAGACTACCTGTGCCTGCTGCTGTTCGGTAGAGACCATGAAGTGTTCGTCGTGATGTTTCTCGACGCGCAAAACAGGGTCATCAAGACCGAAGAGATGTTCCGAGGAACGCTCACGCAGACCTCGGTATATCCACGCGAAGTGGTGAAGACCGCTCTCGCCCTCAATGCCGCGTCCGTCATCTTGTCCCATAACCATCCCTCGGGATGCTGTGAGCCAAGCAGGGCAGACGAAGCACTCACGCAGACGTTGAAGGCGGCTTTGGCCCTCATCGACGTTCGCGTACTCGACCACGTTCTCGTCTCGGCTGGCACCGCACTCAGTTTCGCTGAGAAGGGCTTGCTGTAAGGAGCTGTCATGTCAATCGGTAAAGGAGTGTGCGTCCTCCTCATGACGCTCGCCCTCTTCGGCGCCACGAAGGTGCAGGCCGGAACGGAACGGGAACTGCGCCAAGTCCTGCAAGGGAAGGTCACGGTCTACCAAGGCACGTGCCACCTCACGAAGGACGGCAAGTTCGCCGAAGCCGCGACCCGCAACTACACGGTGCACAAGTGCATCGTCGGCGTGGACGTGAACGAGCCGGGCGAAATCTACTACGTCCTCATCTACGCGGCCGGGAACCAGGCCGTGAAGCTCCTGAAGGTCAACAAGGACACCAAGGAGCAGACGGTGTTGTGGAAGATGGGGAGCGAGACGTGAACTCCATCGTCAACCTCACCGAGCTCCCGCGGCTCATCCGGCTCGACTCGATGCAGGCCGTCATCACGATGAACCTGGACGACCCGCTCGACAGGTCAACGTACATCATGTGGCTCAAGTCTCTGGTACCGGCAAACCCTGCCGACCAGTTCAACATCGACCGCTGTATCCAGGCGGCCGGTGGGATACCCGAGCACCCGCCCTATGAGGTCTTCCAGCAGTAGACAGCGCAATGCTGTCCCCAGCTCCGTCTTGCACGGGGCTGAGCTTTTGATAGGGTGAAGAAAGAAGAGGAGTGTTGAACGCAGGAAGTATGATTTCCTGCTCCGAGCGCTTAGTAGGCGCGTTTATTTCGTAGGGCTGGTTGGAGGGTACTGCCGACTAATAAGGCAGTGTGGATTTCTTTCGAGGAATCCAAGAGTAAGACCCAGCTAACCAGTCCTGCGTCCAGCACTTCTCGCTGGTTCTTTAGGAGATTTCCATGACGCTCTGTTTGCACGCTGGCGGGGAGTTGGTTACCTACGATCAACTGCGCCAGGTTCCCACGCCCGCCCCGACACCGACCCACGTTCCCATCCCCCACTTTCATCTGGTGGACGTGGTGAAGCACTGGCTCCGCTTCTACGGCCACGAAGTCGTGGAAGAACACCATGCGATCGCGCGGGAAGGGCTGCGCTACTTCGGGCTTCTCACGCTGAAGTCCGACTATGGCGACTACATGGACACTTTGATCATGCGGAATTCCGCAGACAAGAGTTTTCCGGTGTCATGCGGGGTGGGCAGCAGGTGCTTTTGCTGCGATAACTTGGCCTTCGTGGCCGAGCATGTCGTGCGCAGGAAGCACACGGCCAAAATACGGCATGAACTCCCGATGATCGTCTCCGAACTGGTCGAACCGCTCCACGAGGAACGCTCGCGGCAAGCAGCGAAGCTCCTCAGCTATAAGCAGACGGACTTGACGCCCGAACTCGTCGATCACGCCATCATGGAGCTGTACCGCCAGGAAGTGATTTCGGTGACGAAGATCGCCGACATCGAGCGGACGTGGCGGGAACCCCCGCACCAATGGGGCGGCGAAGCATCGGTGTTCAAGTTGTTCAACTGCGCGACGTGGGTGCTGGGGCAGTCCAAGGTTGCCGAAGACCTCACCCTCACCATGCGCCTTCACGAAGTCTGCGACACGCTCGTGGAAGCCGTGTAATACGAGCCGCCTTCGGGCGGCTTGTTGATATCCCCTTGCGCTCTTTTTAATCGGGTGTAGGGTGAAATTATGCTCACAACCATACAAATCGCAGCCATCCTTTATGTGCTCAGTGTGTTCGGGGTAGATGCGCAAACCATCGAGAAAGTACACCGTGACTTGACGCCTGCCACCTCAACTCCGGCCGTCATCGTGCCGGTCATTCAGACGCCGGTAGTGGAGAACCAGCCCGTGTACTTTGGCAGCGTGCCGGTGACGGTGACTCCGGTCCCGGTTCCGGTGCCCGTGATTCAACCAGCTCCCCAGCCTGCACAGCCCGCAAAGCAAACGCGACCTGATCTTGTGGGCGAACCAACCCTTACCTTCTCTGAGGGTGATCCACGCATCGTCACACGGCTTTCGTTCACCTCGAACGTGAACGTCGCTTGCGACCTCAAGAACGGCACCTCGAACCCTGCTCGCTTCACTCAGGAATGCACCACTCAGCATGAGATTGACGTACGCAACATGCTTGTGAACTGCAACGCTCCATGGGACAAGGGGTACTACCTCTTCACGTCGGGACGCCAATACTCTTGTTCGCTGCGCCTCATAACTGAGAAGTTCATTGAGGAGAACGGGGATCTTCCGAGCACCTCTTTCACGTTCACCGTCCCAAACTAATCCACAGCCTATTGGTTGTGTCTATGCCTTCTACTTGGTAGTGTTAAGACATACCAGGTAACGCTAGGAAGGCATGATAAAGAAGATTGTGTGTGAGGGAGACCGTGCACGCGCGAAGCTTTTGAAGGGTGCAGAGACCATCGGCCGCATTGTCGGGGCAACGATCGGTCCTTCTGGCCGCAACGCCATCATTTACCGTAAGTACAAGGCACCGCTCGTCACGAACGACGGCGTGTCTATTGCTCGTCACACCTACCTCGAAGACGAGATAGAGGATCTTGGTGCACAGACAGTCGTTGAGTCTGCGATGAAGACCAACGAGCAGGCCGGCGATGGAACCACCACCAACGTCGTTATCGCCGTTGCCATCATTTCCAAGTGCTTCAAGATGCTCGGCGAAGGGCTTCTCGGGCAGAACGTCAACGCCATGCAGCTCAAGCGAGACATTGACGCGGCGAAGACCAAGGCACTTGAGCTACTCAAAGCAAAGGTAACTCCACTCGCCCCAGGTGATCTACAGAAGATCATCTCCACCTCACTTGAAAATCTCGAGTTCGGCAAGACTATCGCAGAGATGATTGAGACCGTAGGCAAAGACGGCTATATCTCCGTGGAAGACAACTGGGCTACTCAGTACGGGCTCACCACGGAAACGATTGTGGGCATGAAGTTCCTCGGCACCTATGCCTCCCCGTACATGATGACCAATCCTCGCAAGGAGGCAGTGTGGGAAGACGCGCCTGTTCTTGTGACGAACGCACGTGTTGAAGCCGAAGACCTTCAGCCACTTCTAAAGCAGCTCGCCGAGCACCAGCAGCGTACCCTCGTCATCATCGGCGGCTACTCTGAAGGCACCGATCCGTTCTCAAAGCCTTTTGTTTCTGTCATAGCAAACACGCTTATAGCGGCGATGAAAGGACAGCCGAATCTCCTGAAGATCCTTGCCATCAAAGCCCCGTCACTCACCTCAGAAGAACTCGAAGACGTTGCGGTGTTCTGTGATGCTGCATTCATAGACAAAGGGCGCGGGATGAAGCTGAAGGACGTGCAGATGACGCACCTCGGCTTCGCAAAGAAGGTAGTAGCGAACGAAGATGACACGATCATCACAGGCGGTCGGGGAAACACCGCTGAACGCCTGGCACTCCTCACCGAGCAGTTGGATCTTGAGAAAGATCCGATGTTCAAAGAGAAACTGAAACGCCGCATTGCTTCCTTGGCAGCCGGTGTTGGCATCATTCGTGTCGGAGCCATGACCGAGACCGAGCGGGGGTATCTGAAGCTCAAGATCGAAGACGCGGTAGCTGCTGGTCGAGCAGCGATCGAAGAAGGGGTAGTACCAGGCGGCGGGCTGACTCTCAAAGCAGTCGCCGAGGAGCTCGGGGAAGACAACATCCTCTACGAGCCCCTCAAAGCACCCTACGAGACGATTCAGGAGAACGCGGGCGGCTCACTCGAAATCGGCGAGGACATTCTCGATCCCGTAAAAGTCACGCGGCTTGCCCTAGAGAACGCTTGTTCCGCAGCAGGCATCCTCATCACCACCGAGACAGCTATCAGCGAGCGCCGCAAAAGCCTCTGGGACGAGCTCGAACACAAGCTCTACCCCGAAGACGAACGCTCTTCGTTCAGGGACTCAGAGAACATGGACGCGGGAGCGGGGAGGTTGATCGAAGACTAGGTATGCCGCACGCGATCGCTGTGCAGACAGATGAACTAGACACCGACAAGCTTTCCACCCGCAACATAGACGCCGCGATCAAAACTCTACGACAAATGCAATACCGCATCGCCTACGAAGAAGCTGAGAAACGCGCGGTCATCGAGCGAAAGCTGTTAGACGCACCATTGTGGCTGGCACTCAACAAGAAATGACCACCACTTGCACTCAATGTTCTGAAATGAATGTAGCGATTCGCTTATCTCTCGCCCCTGACGGGTGCCTTAGCTCTTACATGCCTGACACCATGAAAGTTGAGGCATGGCACACCGCTGGTCATCCCGCAGCCGAACCCTCCACCTTAAAGAAATGACCACCCTCGCCGCAAAGCTCCGCTCATACAGACAGCAGCTTGCCGAGAAGGAAGCGGCTTTCCACACCACGCCAGTTGCACTTGAAGGGAGAAAGGCTAAGCTGATTAAGCAGATTCTCCGCATCAAGGAGAAGATCACTCACAACGAATAAACCTATGGCAGGAGGACGTCCCCCAAAATACAAGACCGTCGAAGACCTCGCCAGCAAGGCGGATGCGTATTTCGGGCACTGTCTCGAAATCAAGGAACTGCCAGAGAAGGCTGGACTGTGCCTCGCACTTGGAATCTCACGAGACACCTACAGCGAGTACCGAAAGAAGCCTGAGTTTGCCGACGCTATAAAAGGCTTCGATTCACTCATAGAGAGCGCATGGGTAAAGCGTCTCGCCGGCAACTCACCTACTGGCGCCATCTTCTACCTGAAGAACGCATTCAGCGAGCACTACCGCGACCGACAGGAGACTGACGTTACGTCAGGAGGGGAAGCGATCAAGATTACATGGCAGGCACCCATGTAGTCATCCCCTATGCGCCTCGCACCCACTTTCTCCCTTTCCATGAGAGTACAAAACGCTGGTCAGTCATCGTCGCGCACCGACGCTCAGGCAAAACGACCGCGTGCATCAACCATCTGCAGCGTGACGCTTTAACCGTACCTAACTCTCGCTATGCCTATATCGCGCCGACGTACAAACAAGCCAAGAACATCGCATGGGACATCATCAAGTTCTACGCGAAGCCGGTCCCAGGAGCAGAGTTCAACGAGTCTGAGCTTACTGTTAGATATCCGAATGGTAGCCGTATTACGCTCTATGGCGCAGACAATCCAGACAGTCTGCGAGGAATTGGACTGTGGGGAGTTGTCTTCGACGAGTATTCTCAGCAGCCGTCAAACATCTTCTCTGAAATCATTAGACCGGCACTTGCAGACCATTCTGGCTATGCGGTGTGGATTGGCACGCCGAAAGGCAAGAACGACTTCTGGAAGCTCTACGAAGTCGCCCGCACCGGCTTTAATGAAAAAGGCGAGGACGTTTCAAAAGATTGGTTCCCGCTCCTCCTCACCGTCGACGACACAAAAGTAATTCCTGATGCGGAGCTGGCCGATGCTCGCACCACGATGTCGGAGGACGAGTACCTCCAGGAGTTCATGTGCTCATTCGAGGCGGCGATCAAGGGCGCGTACTACGCCTCGCAGCTCTCCAAAGCACGAGCAGATGGCCGCATTTCTAAGGTTCCCTACGATGAACTGCTTCCTGTTTCTACGTGGTGGGATCTTGGCATAGGGGACTCGACGGCCATCCTCTTCTTCCAGAACTACGGCAAGGAGTGGCGGCTCATTGACTCTTACGAGCAGTCAGGAGAAGGATTAGCCCACTATGCCAAGGTGCTGACCGAGAAAGGCTATTTCTATAAAGACCACTGGGGACCGCACGACATCGAGGTAAAGGAGCTCGGGACTGGCCGCTCTCGCAAAGAGATTGCTGCCTCCCTTGGCATCAAGTTCAAGGTCGCTCCCAAGCTCTCGATTGAGGACGGCATCAACGCTGTCCGTATGCGCTTCAGTACGCTGTGGATTGACGAGGAGAAGAACAGCGAGTTTCTCCACTGCATCTCCCTTTATCGCAAAGAGTGGGATGACAAGCGGGGTGAGTTCAAGAACGCGCCCTTCCATGACTTCACCAGCCACTATGCCGATGCACTCCGCTACTGGGCGGTGACACGAGACGCGCAACCCGAGGACACCCCGCAGTACCGTCCGGCCTGGCTCGATCAAGGCGGCTATCCACAGGCTCCGCGGGCAGACATATGGCATTGACAATGCTATGGTAACTGTAGCATCGGAAGGGGATGCCTAATTTCCATAATGTTAGGCGTACTCAGCTACACAACCAAAGGTGCGCTTCAGTCAGTTGACCAACCACTCTCGGCGTACCAACCCAGCCAGAGTGTTCAGGATTTGACCAAGAAGGTCAAAGAAGCGTACCAGCTCGGAGAGGAGACGCTCACCCGCCCCTTTCAGGAGTTCAACGGCCTCTCCCTCATCGGCCGCATGAACGAAGACCAGCAAGCCTGGCTCTCGCACTCCCCAAAGCTTTTCAATGATCCCGAGAGCTCCTGGCGCTGGCAGGGTGTCCGTCCCATCACCCGCAACAAGATCATCTCTACAGCCGCACACCTCACCTCGCAGCTCATTACCCCGCAAGTCTTCGCCCAGAATGAGAAAGACGAGGAGGACAAGGAAGCAGCGTACGTGATGAGGGATCTTCTCGAATACAACATCCAACGCTCCGACTACGAGCAGGCGTTCCTCTATGCCGTCATCTCGGGACTGGTGAATCCGGTCTCGTACTTCGACGTAGCGTACTGCGAGGCATACCAGACTGTCCTTGAGGGCACCAACTCCAAGCACACCCGAAAAGAAGTCATTGACGACGTGCTCTCTGGCTTTCAATACAACCTCGTGCCGGCAGATGAGATGCTCATCGAGAACCCCTACACCTTCGACATTCAGAAGCAAGGATTCCTCATCCGAAAGCGCCTCATCTCCTTCTCCGAAGCTGAAGGGCTCTACGGCAAGCACGCCAACTTCGTACACGTTCGCCCAGGTGTCAGAGCCTTCTACAACGGGGAGAACGGCCTGTTCTACGACGTGGAGGATGTCAACGGCACCCTCGTTGAAGAAGTGCGATACATGAACCGTCGCGGCGACTGCGAGGTGATCTTCGTCAACGGGATCTACCTCTCAAACGAGAACGCGGCCTACAACCCAATGAAGCACCGCACCAACAAGAACAAGCCTAAGTACCAGTACGCCAAGTTCGGTGCCGAGCCGATTGATGCGATGCGTTTCTGGGCGTACAAGTCGCTCGTTTCCAAGATGAGCAACGATCAGAAACTCGTGGACAAGCAGTGGCAGATGGCCGTGGATGGCTCATTCCTCAAGACCTTCACCCCGATCATCTCGTTTGGTGCGGGCAAGCTCTCAAAGGACGTGGTGGTGCCTGGCACGGTCACTGACCTCGACGTGAACGCCAAGATTCAGCCGCTGACCGTGGGCGACCCTATGGCAGCGTTCAATGTCATGCACGAGGCCGAGCGTTCCCTTTCTGAAAGCTCGCAGGACTCACAGATGCAAGGCAAAGAGGGCGGTCTCCCACAGACTGCCCGCCAGTCCATCCTCATTCAACAGAACGCAGAGACAAACCTCGGTGTCATGGGTCGCATGATCGGTGTCATGGTCAAAGACGTAGGGGAGCTGATGCTCGATGACGTGATGCGTTACCAGACGGTCGGAGAGATAGGTGAAATCATCGGTGGGGTTCCGAAGATGAACTACAAGACCTTCATCGTGCACAACCGCATCCACGACGGCAAGGGCATGACCGATTACATCAAGTTCACCGACCGCTTCGCAGGGCAGGAGTTCACCGAAGACGAGAAGCGGCAGGAGGAGATGCGCATGTACCAAGAGGCAGGAGATGACAAACACATCTGGGAAGTGAACCCTGCACTCTTCTCCCGCATGTCCTACCTCGTGTCCGTGGACTACGAGCAGATGCTCAAGAAGAACACCGCCTTTGAACGAGCCTTCAAGCTCGAAACCTACGATCGAGCAATTGCCAATCCGTTTGTTGACCAGCGTGCGGTGACTCGGGACTTCCTGCTTGAACCGCTTATGGGCGGGGATGCCTCGAAGTACCTGGCTCAGGAAGATCCTATGGGCGCAGCGATGCCTCCCGGCGTTGCGCCCGGTGCGCAAGGGAGGTTGCCGGCACAGCTCATGAGGAGCACGGCAATGGAAGGGTTATCAGCGTAATTTGTTGCATGAACGTACTTGTAAACACGGAGAAGGCAGAACGCGCACAGCAGGTTCTCAATCTGTTGAACGGTGTCACGCAGCCGAAGAACCCCGATCATCAGGAGATGATTCGCGTGTTCTCTGGTTTCCTTCAGGAAGCCAAGCTCTCACCGAAGGATGCGGGTGCCCACGAGCTCATTTACGTGAAGCTCGGCGGCCTCATCCGCACTGAAGAGGAGGAAAAGGCAGCCCAGGTCCGCAAACAGGAGATGCAGGCCAAGGGACGCAAGCGAATGGTTGAATAGCTCTTTATGTGGAAGGACATAAAACACAGGTTGATTGACCACCTGACCAGGCACTTGCTCAAAGCCGTGACGGAGGACGACATTCTCCGCATCACAACCGAGGGCTACCTGCTCAGGAAACGGAAATTGACGCAGGAGGAGTTCCAAACGCTCCGTGAGGAGGCTAAAGCTCTCCGAGATTCGGAGCTGTGGAACCTCATGAAGCGCGAGTTGGAGTGGACTGCGTACCAGGCGATGACGGCGAACGCAAAGACGGCCGATGACATCGTGTGGGGCAAAGCCCTCTTCTACACGAACAGCCTTCAGCAGAAATTTCTGGACAACCTGTCCTCTTGAGACTCCGATTCCCCGCTTCACCCCTTCCGTGGAGCGTGGGATCGGGGTCTTAGGAAGGGAGACCAGCAACGCTGGCTTTACTAGCGAGGAAGCGTAATTGGCACGATAGCCAAATCTATGGACACAGAACTAAAAGAAGAAACTCAGGCTGAAGAGACTGCTGAAAACCAGCAGGAAACGCACGAGGAGGTGATTCAGACTGAGGATACAACCGCAGTCCCAACCGACTCAACGGACATTGACTTTAAAGCAGAAGCAGAGCGCCTTGAGCGTGAGTCGGGCAGCAAAGGGAAGACTGAGCTTGAAAAGGCCATCTACACCCGCAAGCAGATCGATGAGCGCATCAAGGAACTTGGCGGGGAACCGCCCGCGAGCGACATTGTGGCACCTCCAACGGAGGGATACGTCACGAAGATCGACCTCGCGCGACTGGAAGCCAAACAACTCGCCCGTTCAGAGGATGAACTCAAAGTCATCATGTGGTGGGTAGAGAACAAGGGGCTTTCCGTCGAAGACGCTCACTTCCAGGCGAACAAAGGGAAACTCAAGCAGGCTCTTGAGGAGCTTACCCGTCGTGCCACGCCTCAAACAGGATCAGGAGGAGGACAAAAACAGCCTCACGTTGAAGTACCAGCGCACCCGGCAGCACACATGCTCGAAAGTCGCGGGTACAAGTTCAACGCCAAAACGAAGACCTGGCAGGCGCGGTTCAACGAGGAGTATTTCAATCCTCAGACGAGCCAATGGGAGTCCCGCAAGATCGCTAGATAGCCCTGTCAACGTCCGATTACTCACCCGTAATTGGATGAATTATGGCAGCAAATAACGTGCGAATCCTCAAGCACGGTCTCACTGTTCAGCGTTTCCGCACAGAAGCGAACGTGACAGTCGGAATCCGCGAAGGAGACGCAATCAAGGGCGCAATCGGAACCGGCACCAACTATGTTGGCGTCTGTCTGACTGGCGACCCAGAGCAGGGTACGGATATGTTCTTTGGCGTTTCAAAAAGCGCCGGGACTGAAACCGCATCCGCTGATGGTGTTATTGACGTTGAGCTCGTAATGCCAGGCACCGTTCTTGAGTGCCTCGCAACTACACCAGCCAATGTCGACACCGACGCCAAGATCCTTGGTGTTCTTCTCGATCACGTCACCTTTGACCGCTCCGCTGCAACAGCAGCCGGAACGCTCACTGTAGACGAAGACGAAGGCACCGACCCCGATGTGCACGGACTCATGATTCTTGATGTCCGAGTTACTGACGGTATGTGCTACTTCACGCCTTCAAATGCGTGGATTGGCCGTGGTCAGGTCTAGTTTTGGAAGGGTTAATAGTTAGCACTTAGCTTATGTCAGTAATTCGACAGACCGTATCCAGTGTTGGACTCACCACAGGCGCAGGGCTTGATGAGATTTTCGACAGTGCGTACGAGATGGACAAACAGCCTGATGAAGTGCGTGCAGACAACACCCTCTTCTTCCGCCAGAAGTCAACGGATTGGCTCACGCTCCAATATGCAGAAAGCATGGGGCCAGGTCAGTTCCGCGCAACAGCAGAAGACGAGGAAGTGGATGATGCCACTGTCCGCGTCGGCAACCGAACCACCGCTGAGGTGTTCGAGTTCGACCGCGACATCAGCATTCCGCAGCGTTACCAGGAATCTTCTCAGGCCTATGGCATGGTGGAGGACTGGGTACGCGAGCTCGGTATCCGCGCACGCACCTCGCAGGATGAGCAGGCATTCCGCCGCTCATACTCAGACGCTTTCTCAGGAGTCACGACTCCGGACGGCGTAGCACTTATCAGCAACTCACACGTGAGCCTTTCGGGCGACACGATCGACAACCTCGAAACCGGCGCACTCTCGGCAAACAACCTTGCTACAGTAATCCGCTCTCTTCGCCTTCAAAAGGCGCAGGATGGTGGTCTTGGCTCTTGCCAAGCAAGAGGTCTCTTGGTTCCATCGAACCTCGCTCCGACCGCTCACGTTGTTGCGCAGTCTGAATTGAAGCCAGGCACCACCGACAACGACCTCAACTACATCTCCAAGGTGTACCCAGGTCTCGTTATCGGCGTATCTGAGTGGCTCGATTCGGCCTACAACACGTACAACAGCAATGCCAACACGTCGTACTTCGTCGTGTCCCCTATGCACAGCATTACCCGCTCTGTCCGCGTTCCAATTCAGCGTGCCTACACCGCACCTGAAGCAGATCGCAAGCGACGCGCCTTCTACCGCGCTCGATTCTCGGAGCGAGTCTTTGCCGGCACGTGGGTAGGCATTGTGGGTAGCAACGGTACTGCTTAATCATCGTAATCCGCATCACCATGTCTCATTTCTTCCAGGACTTCGGGTGGGTGATTGCGGTGATCATCGCAATCATTGCACCCATGTTCTATTCGCAGCCAATGCTTGGAGGTTCCACTTCCGACACGTGGACAGCAGGAGATCTCGTTTCAAACGACGACCTCACCGTCACTGATGACGCAACGATATCAGGTGGTTCCCTCGCGGTGACCACCTCGAACACCGCAACGTCAACTATCTCTGGCGGCTGTATTCAGCTCACTGCGACATCAACCGCAAACCCTATCCGTCTTCGCCCTGGTGCCATGAACGTCTCGGCCACTACTACGTGGTCCACGACGACTGGCCTCGGCGGTTACATGGTCTGGGAGTTCGGTACTTGTCCGTAGCTCGTCTCTGCCCCTGAGTCATCGGGGGCAGGACACGGGCTTCGCCCAATTAGAAATTAACCCTGTTTCACATGAAATTTATCAGCATGATCTTCACGGTCCTCACCTTCGTCGGTGTGCTGCATATCATCACCCAAGAGCAGCCTCTCAGAGGTGCCGGACCTGGACTCGTTGCTCGCATTGCGACGTCCTCGAATCCGACTGTGAGTACGAGCGTCGCGGCTCCGATCTTCGCCACGAGCACCAGTCCCATGTGCTCATCGCGCATTGTGAGCACCACCGGTTCCGCCGTGATGCTCTACTTCAGCGACATCCTCGGTCAACGCCCGTCCTTCAACTCGGGACACGTTCAAGCTGCTTCATCCACCGTTATGTATGACGCAGAACTCTACGGGTGCTCCGCAGTCTATGCGTACGGTTTCACTTCAACGGTCATCACCGTCTCCGAAGCTCGGTAACCATGGAAGAGGAAAAGGCTACTGTTCCCGAGAACGAAAAGTCTCAGCTGTCGTTTCCGCTGGACTTGAACTCCTCGCGCATCATCGAGCGCTTGATTCAGGCGCTCAAGTGGCCGCGTTCCCTTTGGAAAAACAGAGGGTTCATCACTCTGATTCCAGTGACTGACAAAGACACCGCTATTACCGTAGGTGACGGCAAGCAAATCTGGACTGTCCCAGAGGAGCTCGACGGCACGCTCATTCAGTCGGTAGCGGGGTACGTCACAACGGTCTCAGCATCGGGTGGCCCCATCCTCGTGCAGCTTCGCAATATCACGGATAGCGTTGACATCCTCTCAACGCGCATCAACATTGACGACAGCGAGTTCAACAGCTACGACGCGGCTACACAGCCTGTCATTAACTTCACGAATGCACAGCTCACAAAAGGCGATCGCATCGCCGTTGACGTAGATGATGCAGGAGATGGAGCTGCGAAGGGGCTCACTATAAAAGTCTCAGCCCAATAACATGGCAATTGTCGTAGGCACACCAACAACAGGAGCAGCAACCGCAACCGGCAACAACGGGACGTTCAGCTACACCTGTCCGGCCAACACGAAGATGATGGTAATGGGCATCATGGTTGAGGCAGGAACGAACGACGTGGCCAACGACACCACCATATCTGCCGTGCAGTGGAATGGAACGGCCATGTCTGTTGCACGAGAGAGAAACGGGAGTGGAGCCGGACGTGCGGCAGGCATCTACTACCTCGTTCGGCCGGAAGCGGGTTCGTACAACATCACCTTCACTGCCACTCCGACTCTCGGTTCAGACATCCAGGCAAGCCGTCTCTTTGCTGTAGACCTCACCGGAGACATCGGCCCCACTATCGGCGACACCGACACCCTCCTCAACCCCAACCCAAGTATCACTTTCCAAGTGCAGGGCACATCCGGCGTGGTGTTCGACGTGTTCATGGCAAACGCGGAAGCCACACCAGGCGTATCCCAGACTGCCATCATCAACAACTTCGACACGACCAAGTTCCGAGCTGGTGCTTCTTACCAGGCGCACTCAGGCTCCGACATCACCAACTCCTACACCGGCACTGGCGCACCGCGATATGTCGGTGCGGAGTTCACGGAAGGGGTTATCAACCTGTTCACCCCTTACATCCAAATCCTATGAGCTCATTCCGTATCCCAGGAGCGAATAAGGTGTGGGCAGGCATGTTCCCCGGCAACTTCACCGGCAATGTCTGGATGACGCGCAACATCGACCTCGACCGAAGTGTAGGCCGTGCAGTTCTTGGCGACCCAATGTCTGTCCTCGTAGACGAGACCGACACCGGCTTCACGAACCTCGGTATCGTCACGAAGTGGCTCCAAACAAATGCGGCCGACAACCATGCCACGAACTCACGCTGGTATGCGCTCTGTTCAAACGGGACTACAGGCGGGCGCTTGTTTCGAACCGCAACCGCTGCCACGCCTCCTGCCATCACCAGCACCTATGAGGAAGACGCATCCGTCGGCGTTCCCACAGACTGCCTCGACATGGAGACGCACGAGAGCGTCAACGGAGAACAGCGCCTTCTTGTCACTCGCCAAGGCGACATTGCCATTCTGAACAAGTCCGGTGGCGCGAATGCATGGGACAACGACTGGGGTTCGACGGTGGCAGGACTTACCCTCACCAACACCTCTGGCTACTACCATCCAATTGCTCGTCTGCAACGCCTCATCGCCATTGGTGATGGCAACCTTGTCCACACAATTGACAAGAATGACACCGTGAGCGCCTCGCGCCTCGTGTTGCCCTACGGCTACCGGGTACGCGGGATCTACACCTCGTCAGACCGCTTTTGGATCGCCGCAACCGGATACTACGGGGAGCCCGCCCTCATCACAGAATGGGACGGGTTCTCTCTCGCCGCCAACAACGAGTACCGGCTGACAGGTTCAATTCCCCTCACTGGTTTCGTGGCGAGCAACATTCCTCATTTCATTACCGAGCTCGGCGTGATCTTCAAATACGCAGGCGGTTCGTTTGAGCCCATTCAGCAGTTCCCTATTGTCGAAGAGCGATTCCTTCTCGCCGAGACTGACATCACGCAGTACGGAGCCACCGTTGACCGCAACCTTGTGCACATCCTGGCCAACTTCTCTGGCAACTTCGCCTCAGAGAGCATCCGTTCCCGCTCTGGCCTGTGGGTGTACAACACGCAGAACCGAAACCTCTATCACCGTGCAAGTATCGGTGCCTACAAAACAGCAGGCACGAACCCTGATTTCGGGCAGAGTCCCGCTGCCTCAGTGGGCGGAATTCGCCTCTCCTACGAACAAAACGCCGTCATCAGCCCCTTCATCGTGGCCGGCGGCAAGTTCTACAGCGCGTATTCGAGCTCTACTAAGGGCGCGATCTTCCGCATCCGCGCAAACTACGGCGGGAAGGCACGCGCGTCCGATATCGGCATCAATCGCGGGCAACTTATCCTCTCTTTCGCTGATCCAGACCTCATCAAAGGCGCGTTTGAGGGCGTCTGGGTCAAATTCAAACGGTTTGTTGACGCTGACAACCGCATCATCGCCAAAGCTCGTGTCGTTGATCCTACAGGTCTCAATGCCGCTGACGTAACCTCCACAAATAACCAAGTTCGCCAGGCTACCGGCACCTGGGCGACGACAACAACCTTCACGTGTGTCGTTCCGACTGGTGTAGAGGTGGGAGATGAGGTTGAAATCATGTCTGGGAACGGCGGTGGATGCACCTTCCACGTCTCAGCGCTCTCCGCAACGCCTGATGGTTCCGCGAGCATTACCGTCACCGTGGATGAATCACTCCCATCGCTCAACAGCGTAGGCAACCGGGGGATGCTTGCCCGGTTTGATAACTGGACAAAGCTCGGCACGATCAGCACCACCACAGAAGGTTCACAGAAGCTCCTTGCTCCTGAAGTGATGCATGGCGAGCTGATTCAGGTGAAGCTTGAGTGCCGGGGCTTTGAGGTTGAAATAGACGACGTTATCCCCGTCTACAAGCCTATAACTGAGGCGAAGCACATGTAATACTAAAAAAACAACGTATGGCAACCCCAAGCTACACCCAGGCAGAACTCAAAAGCATCATCAACGGCAACGTACACGGGAAATTTGACCAGTGCCAGAGTACGACGGTCACTATGAATCGCGCTGTCCGCTACGTCATCGGAGATACCGACCTTCGCAGCACCAAGCGCAACACCCCACTCTCGCCGAATCTCTTTGAAGACAACTTTGACTACACCGCTCCCTCTGATTTGAAGGGAGATGCGCTTATTGACATCCGAAAGCGGGTGAACCGCTCCTCAGACGAGGGGTGGATTTTGGTTGATGAGACCGACTTCGACCGCTACAAGAGCATCAGCAATCACCGGATTGCCGTGCTCGACCGAAACTTCTCCCGCATCCTCAGAATTGACGGCGTAGAAGGGGACGTAGACGTACCACTCAATGACTGTGACTCTCTGACCGCAAACGGCACCTGGGCGGCTGGTGGGGATGCTTCAAACCTCACACGGGACACGGGCGACTACGTAGAAGGGTCTGCCTCCCTCAACTTCGACATGGCTGCGGGAGGTGCCACGGGCTACATCGAATGCACGGACATGACAGCCGTGGATCTTGCGGACTACGACGAACAGGGATCGATCTTCGTCTGGGTGTATATCCCCGACTACGCAGACGCGCAAGGCGACACCGTGACGAACTTCATCCTCCGCTGGGGGAATGATGCTTCGAACTACTGGCACCGCACCGTCACGACCAATAACGAGGGGTTGACCTTCTACGACGGCTGGAATCTCCTCCGTTTTGACTGGACTGACGCCACGGAAGTAGGAACGGTTGCCCCTGCCTCAATCGACTACCTCCGTCTCACCGTCACTAAGTCAACTTCCCTCGCTGCGGACACCGACTGGCGTGTAGACGACATCGTGTTCAAGAAAGGAGACTCCTACGACGTTGTGTACTACTCGAAGTACGGCTGGCAGACCTCTGCCGGCTCCTACATCGAAGAAAGCACCACGACCACGGATCTTCTCATCGCCGATACCGACGAAGTGGAAGGCATCGCGTTCAAGGCTTCTGAGTTTGCTTCACAGGAGCTCAAAGAGTACGACGACGTGAAGTATTTTCGAGACGAGTACACGAAATGGAAGGCGCGGTACGAGTCGCAAAGCCCGTCCGAAGCATTAAAAGTAACAAGGAGGTATCTCCTCTTCTAAGGTATGCCCGTTGACACCTCATCTTTCACGCCGGAACAGCTCAAAGCGTACAACTACGCGGCATCTCTAGCGCCCACACCTCCGAAAACAGCTACTCCCACCCTTCTAACCTCGAAAAACGGCGCAACGGCCGTCAATCAGGGAACTCAGAAGCTTCAGCAGATCGAGTCCGCGTACATGGGGCCGTCCATCGTGGACTACCTGAAGTCCCAAGGCAAGCCGGCGGATCGCACATCCCTCCAAGGCATCGCTTCGCAGCAGGGTATTCAGAACTACCGGGGCACCGCGGAACAGAACACGCAGATGCTCAACACCCTGCGCAATCTTTCTGGCTCGCCAGCCTCACAAGCGATGGTAGACGAGGTGAACCGCACCGTAGGTAACGGCGGTCTCTCGCCCGACAACCAGGCTCACCACGCTGCACTCATCGCCGAGCAAGACAAGGCAGCACGAGCAGCCGCGGAAGCCCGCAGCGCCCTTTCACTGAAGAACTACAGTGCTTTTGATGCGGCAGTGAAGCGAGCTGATGAATCACGCGCAGCCTACGACAAGATGCTCGCGGACTATCACGCTGAAATTGCCCCGCTTCGCCAGCAGTACGCCTCATCGCTCACTCCGACAGCTCGTGAACAGGAACTCGGCAAGCAACTCCTCACACTTCGAGCTGAAGCCGACCAATTCAACCTGCAAACCGAACAGGACAAGCTCGCAGAGTACGAGGGACAGACCATGGGCTTTGCCGGTGGCCGAGCCGCTGAGATTGACTTCAAGTCGTCTTTCCGCAAGCAGGAGCAGCTTCTGAAAGAGAAGAACCTCCTCGCTGAACTCGGTCTCGAGCAGGACACCCGCAAGGCGATCGGCGACGCTGCGAACGCACAACTGGGCTACCTGGCCGACGACGTAGAACTTCAGGCGAAGGTGCAAGAGCGCCTCCAAGAGCAGGAAGAGAAGCTCATGACGTATGCTGACAAGCTTGAGTCTGAAGCTCAGACCACCCTCTTCAACATAATTGACAAGATGGGTGGGATTGATCCTGCACAGCTCTCTCCGGAGACACGAACCGCAATAGAGACCTTCTCGGCACGCGCCGGACTCCCTCACGATTTGGTCAACGCTGCCCTCAAGACCGAATACCAAAAGCAGGTCTTCGAGAATGCACTAAAAGCTTCACAGGAAGCTCGTCTCGGCGGGTCGGTCACGACTCCGGACGGGTTCAGACCGACACCGGCTCCTACGACCGCTTCAGGCTACAAGTTCACCGACACGCAGAAGAACCAGGGAGCCAACAACGCTGGTGTTGACATGGCAACCTTCAACACCTTCCCGCCTGAAGTTCAGAACTACTACATCAACTCAACGAATGAGCAGCTCGAAGCTATCAGCAGCGAGTTTGCTGCCGTGCAGGCGGGAAAGAAGACTCCCGCAGAAGTCGCTTCTCTCATCGATCAGAGCAACTCCCCCGATCAGGTCAAGACATTCCTCAAGGCAAAACTCGGCTCAGTGAAGGCCACTCCGAAGAAGCGCGGGACGTTTGAGAAGGCCGCTGTGAAGGTGTACGAAGGGGTCAACAACTCATGGGACTCCTTACGGTCGTTCCTTGGCATATGACCTATGAATCCATTTAGCCGCGACATCTACGCAGTCAAGAACGAGGTTGCCAATTTCTCCAATGCTCTTCGGGGCGTTTCCACCTACGACCGCGATACGTCACTTCTCAAGGAAGCCAAGCGCGTTGCCACTGCTATTGCCAAGGTTGAGTCGGGCGGTAAACAAGTCGCCGGAGCCTCTGGTGAATTTGGCGCCTTTCAGTTCATGCCCGCTACGTGGAAGCGCGTCTCTGCGGAAACAATGGGCTCCGTTCTTGAACAGACTCCAGAAAATGAAGTCACTGTCGCAACTCAGAAGATCAAGCAACTCCTGGGCAAAGGCCACTCTGCAAAAGAAATCGCCCTCATCTGGAATACTTCTCTTGCAGGAGCCGAGCAACCATTCGTCAGAAAAGGAGTGAACGCGCGAGGCGTGAAGTATGACTCCGAAGCCTATGCCAACAAGGTACTCGGTGAGTACCACAGCCTTGCTGAAAAGCCTTTTGCTGCTACGCCTGCTGGTGTTGCGGTTAATACCCTCACGGGCATACCCCAGGCTGCGGCGCAGCTTCTTCACGGCTCCGCGCAACAGACTGCAAAGGGCTTTGGCATCATTGGCGACACGCTCGACAAGGGAGCGTCACCAGAAATCAAACTTCCGTCGGGCGGCAGCATTCCTCGTATTGATCCTACTGGCGTTGTCGGCACAACAGCGAAGACAGTTCAGAACGTCATAGAGCAAGCTCCTCCGGCTGTTTCCAAGTTGATTTCTGCTCTGAATCGTGCCGCCCCCGCTCGCAAACAGCTCGAAGCCGCCTACAGTGCCGAGCGTTCGTCACGTGCTGGTGAGGTTGCCGGCGTCTTCTCTCAAAAGCAAGGTCAACAGGGCTACTTTCAGGCACTCGGGAAGCTCAAAGGCGAGCTGGCTCCGCCCGACAAGAAGACCTTTGAGCCGATCAAACCTAACGAACAGATCACTCAGGCTGACGTTGATGACCTCTTCAACCAGGTACAAGCTCATCCGCGTCTAGACTTGTACGAGAAAGTGGGAGCGTCCAGTGGATTGCAGAAGATCTTCGAGGGGCAGATCCCTCAACAGAGCCAACTCTCCCTTCTCGAAGACGTATTCGGCAAGGAGCTCGTAGAAACGATCCTCACCAAGCGGCCGGCGATGGACAAGTTTAAGGACTTCATCACAAGCACTCTCAACCTACCCAGAACACTCATAACCTCGCTTGATATGTCTGCCGTCTTGCGACAAGGCATCCTCTTCACTTCTACACGCCCACGCACTGCTTCCCGCGCGTTTGGCGAGATGATGCGGCAGACCTTCTCCCAGAAGAACTTCGAGGCTTGGCTCGCCGACATCCCGAACAACCCCCGTTACCGAATGATGAAGAACTCGGGTCTCTACATTTCAGACCCGACACGGGTCTCTGGCGGGCTCGGCGCACGCGAAGAAGCGTTCATGTCCAACTTCGCCCAGAAGCTCCCGTGGATCAAGGCCAGTGAACGTGCCTACGTCTCCTACCTCAACAAGCTTCGCGTAGACGTGTTCACCGACTTTGCCACTCAGTTTGAGCGTGAGGGGATAGCCACCCCGGAGAACCTGAAGTCCCTTGCCAACTTCGTAAACCACGCCACCGGTCGCGGACATCTCGGAGCATTTGAACGATCGGCTCAAGGACTCAACAACGTCTTCTTCTCGCCTCGCCTCATCGCCGCCCGCTTCAATATGCTCAACCCGGTGTGGTACATGAAGCAGACACCTCCTGTTCGCAAGGCCGCTGTGAAAACGATGCTTCAGTTCCTTGCTACAGGTAGTTCTATCCTTGCTCTCGCCAAAGCTGGCGGAGCCAGTGTGGAGCTCGACCCGCGCTCCACTGATTTCGCCAAGATTCGTGTTGGCGACACCCGCTGGGACATCTGGGGCGGATTCCAGCAGTGGGTGCGTGTCACCTCGCAAATCGCCGGTAACGCACGCAAGTCAGCTAAGGGCAACGTCTACGAGCTGGACAAGAACAAATTCCCGTTTGACTCCCGCCTCGACGTTGCAGCCCGCTTCTTCCGGGGAAAACTGAATCCGACTGTCAGCCTCGCGCTCGAACTGGCCGAAGGGCAGAAGCTTTTCGGTGAGGACATCACGCTTCCAAACGAGATGATCGAGAAGACCGTTCCTCTCTATTTGCAGGACATCTTCACCGTCATCAACGAAGTGGGGCCAGAGGCCATTTTCACGGCTGGCATCCCAGGCTTCTTCGGAACCGGCGTCCAACATTATCAGGAGACGAATCCGAACGTCAAAAGTAATCCGTTCAGTCGCTAAATTCCATGAACCGCTTTCTTCGTAAGCTCCCATCCCCCCGAAAGACCGATCAAACGGCCAACCACTTGAAGCGCCTTCAAGAGGTTGTAGTGAGCTTGGATGACCGCTACGCCTTCGCTGAGGAGCTGATTCAGTACCGGGCGAAACTGAGGGCGCTTCTGTCTGACATCGCCGGTGCCCTTCCCGCGATCCGTCAACAACTTCTCTCCCAAAGCCTCAAAGGCGACAAGGGCGAACGCGGGGAAAAGGGTGAACCAGGCAAGGACGGCAAGCCAGGCGAAAAGGGTGAGCCAGGCCGCACCCCGCTTCCAGACATCGACTACTTGAGCGAGCGAACCACCAAAACTCTGGTGCAGACCGAGATTGCTCAGGCGGTGAAGAAGCAGCCCTTTCTCATCGCCCTCAAAGACCTCTGCAAGAAGCTCGACTTCACCGAACGAGCCACAGACATCATCGGGGCGATCGAGTCCAAGAAAAACACCAAGGATGCTCTCGACTACTACGCCCTCAAGAACCTTCCTGACATACCAAAGGAAGGCGGGAAACACACCCTGCATCGTGGCGGTGGAGGGCTCGCGGTGTACGCAGCAGACATCTCGTCCCAGTGCGACGGCTCGAACAAGACCTTCACCATCCCCGCGCACTCGCGTTCGATCCTGCTTACGGGAACGGACTTCCCGATCATCTACAAGCCCATTTCTGACTACACCATCTCAGGTATCACCCTCACGCTCACGGCGGAAGTCCCAGCCCCGATTTCCGGTGCGAGCCTGATATTCACATATGCAATTTAGCCTTACCAACCCTATACTAAATACATTCTCTTGGAAGGGGGGATCGCCTCTTCCATGCCACAACTAGCTGCTTTCATCGCGTTCTTCGCTCTTGCCGCAGTAGCACACTCGGCTCCGTACTACCAGCAGACTGCCGGTCTCGTTCCTTCCGTCACCAACACCCACTACATCGGAACGTCCTCGCCGTCGCTGCTCGAATACAAGAGCATCTACACGCGGGATCTTGTTGTCTCTGGAACCTGTACCGGCTGTGGTTCGAGTTCTGGTGGAACATTCCCTTTCACCGCGACCACAAACTACAACTCGACTTCCACCCCGATCGGATTTCTTGGCGGCCTGTTCTCTGTCGGGTCAACTACAGTAAACGGGACGTTCAAAGTCTCGTCGACCACGGGCACGCTGATCGTAGATGGTCCTCGATTCTCAACTCTCAGCGCGACCACGCCTGACGACCTGCGTATTACGGGTGGCAACGCAACTTCAGGCGACAACGAAGGGGCCGACGTGACGTTCACTGCTGGAAGCAGCAGCGGCAATTCAAGCGGCGGCGATCTAATATTTACATCAGGTACCGGTGGCGATACTGGAGGTGGTGGTGACTTCGACCTGACTGCTGGCTCAGGCGGGGCGACTTCAGGATCTGGCGGCGACTTCAACCTGGAAGCGGGGTCTGCACCCTTAAGTGGAAACGGAGGAGCCTTTACTTTACTAGCTGGGGCTGGCAATGGAAACGGCAGTGGCGGAACGGTCAACATCACGGCTGGCAACGGTGATGGAACTGGGGAAGGCGGAACCATCACATTGCAGCCGGGCGTCAGGGGTGCAACAGGTATTGACGGCAAATTGATTCTCGGCGGCACCGTCGGTACTGATGCACACTTTGACACTAGCCAACTCGCTACTACGAACAAGACTTTCTACTTTCCAAACGTCACTGGTGACTTCGGCATCGGAGTCTCGACCACCACCGGCCGCCTCGCCTACTGGGGCGCACCTGGCCTCTACAGCGTCGCTACTTCCTCACTCTCAGTCGGCACGGGACTCACAAACTCAGGCACCCTCGGTTCTCAGGTGGGCGGCTCCGCAGCCTCCATCAGCTTCGCTGCCATCGCCGCGAACTCCATCTGGGCTAATCGCACCAGTGCTTCTGCCGTCCCTGCCGTCCTCGCCACCTCCTCTCTCGGAGTTGCACTCTCAGACACCACTGGGACGCTTGCTGTTGCACGAGGCGGCACCGGTCTCACATCATTCGCTGCCAACCAGCTTCTTTATGGCGGCGGCAACGGCACGACGGTTGCGAGTGTCGCCACAACGACGCTTGCCGTCTCTGGTCCGTTCACCGTCAGCGGCACGCTCGGCGCTCTCGTAGGCGGTGCGAACGCCACGATCAACTACACCGGCATCTCAACCTCCACAGCACTTGCGGCAAACCAAGTCGTCTATGGCACTGCGGCCGGGACAGTCGGCAGTGAGGCGGCCTTCACCTACACCGCCACAACGAACAACCTCACGTTCGATTTCGCGTCTTCAACGTCCCTCACCGCCACACGGGGAGCATGGCTTGGCACTCTCGGCGGCAACGTCGGCATCGGCACCACGACACCGTTTGCTCAACTCTCAATCAACCCGCTGGCCGGTGTCCTCACGACGAACCCTGTCTTTGCAATAGGCTCCTCCACCGCATTCACGAACTTCGGCTCCGGAACCCTCTTTGCTATCAACCAGTACGGGCAAATTGACGCTGTAGCTTCCCAGCCTGCAACCTCGACCTCGATACAACTCGACTGGTCACGGACACCGAATCAGGTGGAGTACCGCATCGGCGGCGCAGCGACGCAGATCGCCGTCATCAACGCCACCACCTCTGACAACTGGGGCTCACGAAAACTCGTGCCGGTCTGTAATCCAGGCGGCACAGCCGGCGCACTCACATGGGTAGGCGTTGAGTGGATTGGCACAGCCCCAACTCAGACGACTGCCGCGAACCAGTGCGACATCTACTCGTTCGCCATCACCCGTGCCACCAGCTCTAGCGCCTACAAGGTCATGGGCTCGATGGGTGCAGGCTTTCAATAGAATATGAGGTACCTCTTCCTAGCTCTGTTCTTCCTTCTACCGAACTACTCCCACGCCGCGATTGCTCTCAACGCCACAAGTACCGGCTCAACAAGTTCGACTAGCCTTACTGTCGCACAAGCGTGCAACGGTACAGATCGTCTTCTCGTCACAGGGGTAGTGACCACTCCGACTACTGACATTGTCACAGGCGTCACTTACAACGGGGCAGCTCTCACCCGTTCAGCAACTACTGACTATGGTGGCGTAGCGCGTGAGTATCTGTACTACCTCATAAATCCAAGCTCAGGAACTAATAACATCGTAGTCAGCATCTCAGGCGGCGCCACACTCATACAAGCTCACAGTGCTTGCTATACAGGCGTGTCTCAGAGCGGATTCCCTGACGCTGGCCCGACATCCGGCAAAGTCACAAGCACCGACATATCCAGCACTCTCACCACAGTTGCCGATAACGCAGTTCACATAGCCTATTTCAGGTTCGACGGAACCAACGCAACGGGCATGAGTGTGTCCAATGCCACTTACATCGCCGGAACTTCAAACACAACACCGAACGAAGGTCTGTGGCAGTCGAACCCTCTTCTCGTCACGCCTCCTGCATCTCACACCATGACGTTCCACGTTGATGTATCGCAAGGACTAGGACAGCTCGGGCTCTCGTTTGCTCCTGCCGCTGCCGCAGTTGCTCCGACATTTCAGCTCTGGTTCATGCACCTGCTCTTTGAGAACGTTGCATTGCCCGATAGACGCAGACTCGTATGAATGAAAAACAATTTGCCATCTTCCTAGAGCACAACGATCGCAGCACCAAAGAGGCGGTTGAAAAGCACGTGAACGGCAAGATCCGTGCGCTGGACGAGAAGCTCGACCAACACATCCTCTCCGAACAGATCTTCCGAGAAGAGGTGAAGCCGCTGCTTCAGGGTGCGGCCGGTCTCCAACTGCTCTGGAAGGTCTTTGTTGCCGTTGGTTCTCTCGCGGTGGCATGGGTTGCCATCAAGGGAGTCTTCAAATGATATGTTTTACGGCGGCCTGAAGCCACATACCTATAGCCACAGGGACTACGACTTCCTCAAGACGAAGAAGCTCGGAGCTGTCCTTTCATTCCCAGAAAACTACTCCGTAGACGCGAACCTGTGGATGCCGAACCAGAACCTCGGCTCAGACCTCTTCACGCCTCCGGTACCTCCCATGCCCTATGGGTGCACGAACTACTCCCAGTGCGACCTTGCCGCAGACCAGGACGGCCAGCTCTACGACCCTTCCTACCTTGAGAGCATCACGCACGCCAACGAAAACCGGGGCGCACAGCTCCGAGACTCGATGCAGGCTGTTGTTGACCACGGCCTCAAGAATCAAAAGGGCGAGATTGTCACCGGCAACCACCCCGCCTACTTCAACGTCCGTCCGTCCCGCCAGATTGACTTCTTCGATGCCGTACGCCTTGCCATGCTCTCCGCTTCAAACGAGAAGCGCGGAGTATCCGTAGGCAGTCCGTGGTGGCTCCATTGGGGACGTACCGGCTCTGACGGCATCGTGCCGCTTCCCGACTTCAATCTTGACTTCGCAACCTGGCACAACTGGAACGTGAAGGGCTGGAAGACCATCAACGGGGAACCCTACCTCGTTGGCAAGCCGTGGGCTGGATCTAGCTTCGGCGATGGCGGCTTCGTCTACATCTCCCGTTCCTTCTTCAACGCCACCATGTCTGTGCGCGGCTCCGTTGCCTTCACGCTCGACAAGCTCATGCCGGGCGAGAGTGTTGCGACGGTGGATTGGGACATCGTGGCAATCATCGTGAATTACGTCCGACGCCTTTTCAACGTATGACTTACCTCGCCGCCATGCTCGTAATCGCAGGAGTCTTTACCGCCTTCCTTTTCCGACGCGGCGGGGCGTACAACCCGATAGAAGTGCCTCCTCCAGCTCCTGTAGTGCCCCAGGACGAGCCTTTACCCCCAGAACCACTACCTGAGCCGTATGACTTCTCAACCCCCCAGAAAGCCTGGCATAGCGTCCGCGTCATCTGCGACGAAATGGGACTCACCTACGACGAGAAGAACCTCATTTGCGCCTGCATCTACCAGGAGAGCCGCTTTAAGAACACCGCCGTCGGCCGAAACGAAGGCTCCACTGACTACGGGATAGTCCAGGTGAACGACTACTGGCACATCGGAAAAGGAAAGACCTTCCCTTCCGTCGAATACGTCGTAGGAAACCCAGAGAAGATGGTGCGCTGGATGATTACCTGCTACAAGCGTGGACAGCTCAATCTCTGGTCAAGCTACAAGAAAGGCCACCACCTCCAATGGCTGCCAAAGACATCCGAAATGTGGCTGCTTGTGGAAAACGCTCCCACTCAGGAATAGAAATGCTAGTGTGAAAGCATGACAAACTTCATCACGTGGTTCATGACGAGTTCTGCCGATCCGGAGAAGGTCTCACTCACCCTCAAGAGCCTCGGCGCACTCGCGGTACTTTTTGGTCTCAATGCAACAGTGGTTGGCGACCTACAGAATCAGCTTGCCACACTCATCACCGGCATCGGCATGGTCATTTCGTCTGCCGTCGCCCTCGTCGGCCTCACTCGCAAGATTCACCTAGGCCGGTGGAGCGCCCACTAACTTGATTTCCATGGCCTAGCTGCCATGCTCCTACAAATCGTGCTCATGATGATGGCGGGATTCGACCCGACCGTCTTAACCGCGCACGCCGCGCCAGTTGAACTCAACTCCACTACGACCATCGCGGCCTATGTTCGTGAAGTCCAGCACAAGTACGGGCTGGGAGATGATTTCTATGAGACTCTGGAATATGAAAGTGCCGGCTGGCAGAACATCCAAAGCCGCGTGGTGAAGAACGGAGTCCGCGAGGAGTCCTACGGCATCGCCCAAATCAATCTACCAGCGCATCCGACGATTTCGAAAGCTCAAGCTCTCGACGTTCGATGGGCGGTAAATTGGGCTGCTCAAGAGTTTCAGGCCAAACGTCAATGGCAGTGGACGGCCTGGAACGTATTTCATAAAGACGCCGTGCTTCGCGCTTCAGGGCTTTGATAGCCGCGTCAAACGCCTCCGGCTTCCGGCTCTTCTTCTGAAGGTCTTTGAGGTAGTCGAGTGCGATTACCAGCTCGGTTGTGTCGTTCATCGTAGGATTACTTTTTCTTCTAATTGCACCAACTGTCCGGAACTCCACCCGCCGCAGTCCTGGCACTGAAACGCTCGCCGCCGTCCGGTTGCAGCAGCTCGCCACCCTCTCCGTTGAACCTTATGTGACCCACAGCGCGGACAGTTCATCGTCTTCTCGTCAAACACGTTCCGGTTCGGATGCGTCGGTGCCCACGGCAACAGCCTCTTGTAAACCTCCTCCAACAGCATCACGTCCTGCTTGTTGTACGCCTTCATCTTCTTCCAGGCCGCGTCGTCTCCTTTCATGCAGTCCTGCCACAAATCAAACCCTCCCGTGGCCATCTTCTTCCCCACATGGAAGTACTGCCCCAGGTCGTCTAACTTGTTCGACGGGAACATGCCGACCCGCTTCGCAATCTTTTTGGTGTCAATGGTCTGATACGGTGAAGGCGGGGTGAGGTTATGGAACACGAACCGCGCGTTCGCCACCTTCACGTCAAAGCGGTCAGCGTTATGACCCATCACCACTTCCGCTCGGTCTAGGAGTTTCCACAAGTGCTTGACCAGGTGTTTGTCGTTTAGTTTTCCTTTCTTGTAGCCTCGGTAGTCGGGCAGTGCCATCGCGTACACCTCCGGCTCGCCGTACCACTTCCATGACATGCAGATGATTTGCGAGTATTCGGTGAACGCGAGAACAGTCTGGTCATACTTGCCCCACGTGTAACCCAGAAAGGGCGACGTTTCCAAGTCAATGAGCAGCAGCTTCATCGCAGAAGGTTGTTATCCTTTAAGAAGGCGTACATCTGTTGCGACCAGCTCTCAAGCAGAGCGTGCATCATGGGGTTCTCTTCCCACTCTGCGTTCATCACATGCCCGACCTCATGAAAAAGCGTAGCCTCCTGTTGGGAGGCTGTGTGCTCTTTGTTGATGCGAATGGTGTTTGTTGCGGGGTCAAAGTCCCCTGACAGATTCTCTTTGGACAAATCATCCAAGACAACGCTAACCTGATGCCCTCCGATTTTCAGTACCGTCGGCCACTTCATTACCCTTAACCTAGCACCTAGTTGTCAAGGGTGCTTCGGCTATCCACAGCTAGTCCAGCCCGCTCTTCACGTGCTCGATGAACTTCTCCATGCTCGCGCGATACCAGCCCTCAAAGTCCCCAGGCTTGCCAAGCTGCGTCCACTTCACGAACAGCACATCCCGCAGTCTCTTTGAGGGTGTTTTACTTTCCGTGGCTTCTTCCTTCGGAATGTCCCCGCTCTGGATGTCGTTCTCCGAGAACAGGAGCCAACCATAGAGCCGAGCGTGGGAGTGAATTTCTTCGAGGTGTGCGGCGTTCAACTCCTGCGTGGAGAACCGCAGCCCCATGCTCCCGTCCGCGCGAGAGGAGTAGGCGTCAAATGTCGCTGGGAGCTTAAGCATATTCGAGGCGCACACTCCCATTCGGCAACTGAATCACCCGTTGTTGGGGCTTCTTTGACGACAGGTACGCCCGCCACAGCCGCGCCGTCCCTTCCTTCTTCGTCTCGATGGTGTAGGTGTCACCGTTAATCTTGCGCGTCGTCTCACCAGCTTCCGGCACGCGCTTGTTGAACAGTTCATAAAGCCTGGTGTCGGCCTCTGAACCTATGCTCTCCTTCCCGACTACCTGGCGTTCCAGCTCGTACCCCCGCCGCCACTCCCGATGCGATGCGAGGCTGAGCACTACGAGGTCGTGTTGTGTCATACCTTGTCGGTCTTAGTTACCCACCAGAAGTAGCGTCTCGCCGCCTCCGTTCCGTTCCTGTTCCATCTGTCCAAGAACGCGGACTTGAGCGCGTACAGCTCTGGTGTCTTGTAATGCGCCAGCCGGACTCCGATTTGCACGGGCTTCCGTTCCAGCTTGAGCGAGAAAAACTCTATCAACTCACCCCGCTCAGTACCCCTCTTTCGAGGGATGGGTTCACGCTTTGCAATGATGTCTGCAAGCGAGTCCATAAACTACTTCGCCTTTCTCAACGGTGCGCCGCCGTTTTCCTTTCGTCTCTTGTAATAGTCGCGCTTATAGCTACTTTGCCGTGCTTTGCGCTGGCGTTCTGTGAGTGCGGGACGACCGCGCTTTTTCACGAACATGTTTTCAGCGTTTGGCATCATCGGCTTCTCTGTCACCTTCACCCGCTGCCCGAACAAGTTGAACAGCACGCGGCTTTCTATCTCAACGTCATAGGTCTTCGAGACTTCGTAGACCTTGATGCCTTCCCTTTTCAAGTCCGGCCGCTTCGCCAGCTCTTTGATTCTGTCCTCCACCTCCTGCATGGTGCTGAAGGTTTCAAACGGGTCGCGGTCTAGCTCGTACTGAAGGATGAAGCGCACATCTTTCGTGCTTTGGACGCTGCCTACCAGTTCGAGCTGCTCTGGGAACATACCGCGTTCAGAATAGTTGGGAAAGTTAACGAGCACGCAGCCCATAACGTCACTCCCTGCCACTATTCCGACACTTCCAACGCCCGTTCCATACTCTTCATCGCAACCCTCGTTCTTTGTCACCCGCACCCTATCCCCCACCTTGAATTTCGTCATACCCTAAAACGTTGGCATTGGCGCACCGTCGCTTGTGGTTTCTTCGGTGTCTGCTGCCTCCTGCCACTCACTGAGGCTAATTTCCGCCTGCCCGAACCGTGGCGCGATGTTCTCCTTGGTGTAGTTCACCAGGAAGCGGCGAGTCTGCTTGTAGAAGATGTCCCAGTCGTCTGAGGTGTACATCGCCGTATCTCCCTCTGGTACTGGGAATCCGTTTGTCGCAACCCACTTCTCACCTTCCTTCTTGTGGAAGAACGAGTTGACCTTCTTGTTAAACATGCCTGTGCCGTCGCGCTGCATGATTTCAACGCCGGTCACGTTCTTGTCCTCCCCTTCAGGCTTGAAAGAGTACGGGCGTATCT